TATCGGCTGATTCCAAGTCGGCAGGTCGCTGGGAGACAAGTCACGGTGGCGAATACTTTGCTGCTGGAGTTGGCGGAGCAATCACAGGGCGAGGTGCGGATCTCCTGATTATTGACGACCCCCATTCGGAACAGGATGCCCTCTCGCCCACTGCCCTTGAATCTGCCTATGAATGGTATACCTCCGGTCCCCGCCAGCGTTTACAGCCTGGTGGGACGATTGTGATAGTGATGACGAGATGGAGTACCTTGGATCTCACTGAGAAGCTAATTAAGAGAATGTCCGAAGACCACGCAGATCAGTGGGAGATCCTGGAGCTTCCTGCCATATTGGATGATGATACTCCGCTATGGCCGGGCTTTTGGAAGATTGAAGAGCTAGAATCCGTGAAAGCCTCTATTCCTATATCGAAGTGGAACGCTCAATACATGCAGAATCCCACTTCAGAGGAAGGTGCTTTGATCAAAAGGGATTGGTGGCAACTGTGGGAGCACGATGATCCACCGCCTTGTTCGTATATATTGCAGTCATACGATACCGCTTTTAGTTCTAAGGAGACGGCTGACTATAGTGCGATTACTACGTGGGGTGTGTTCAGGCCTAGTGACGGTGCACCTGAGTCGATTATATTGCTAGATGCTAAGAGAGGGCGGTGGGATTTCCCTGATTTGAAGACCACAGCCTACGATGAATTTATATATTGGCAACCAGATATTGTGTTGGTAGAATCCCAAGCAAGTGGTACACCTTTGACGCACGAGTTGCGGATGATGGGAATCCCGGTGGTGAACTATAGACCGACCAAAGGGAAGGACAAAGTTACAAGGGTTCACTCTGCTTCACCAGTGTTTGAGGCAGGAATGGTTTGGGCACCAGATGCTATCTTTGCAGAAGAAGTTATCGAAGAATGTGCATCCTTTCCATTCGGTGAACACGATGACTTTGTAGATTCTACAACTCAGGCTATACTGAGATTTCGTCAGGGTAACTTCGTTAGATTAGCGTCAGACGAGGAGGACGATGAGCCAGTACCCAGAGAACGAATATATTATTGAGAGGTAACAATATGGCCATAAAAGCATTAAAAAAAGTAATTAAAGAAGCGACTAAAAAAGGAGCACAGGCGAAAACAAAAGCTAAAGCATCGCCACCTAAAGCGAAAGCAAAACCTGCAAAGCGTGGAAGACCCAAAGGAACAGCTCCAGTACCAACCAAAATACCTACAGCTGTAAAAGCAGCTGCCGCTGCACCCGCAGCTGGATTAACAGCATTAGCTGTAACTAGCAATAAAAAACCCTCCTCTAAAGCTGCTGAAGTAAATTTTGGAGATGCTTTCAAAGCAGCTCGTAAGAAAGGTGAAGGAACTAAGTTCATCTACAAAGGCAAACAATACAGTGCTGTAACCAAAGACGATCTTAAAAGAAAAGGTTACGATGCCAACGAACTCAAGCAATACATGAACAGAAAAGGTAAAGCTAGAGGTCCGTTGAACAGACTAGGACAAGGCGTTAAGAAAGTTCTTTTAGGTAAGGATAAGAAGTTCGGTGGCGATAAAGGTGCTATCGATTTCATTAGAACACGTAAAAAGAAACCAACCACTAAAAAAGCCGGAGGAATGGTTAAGTCTAAAGGTATGCGTAAAGGGGGTTCAGTCAAATCTAAAGGTATGCGTAGAGGAGGTACAGTTAAATCCAAAGGCATGCGTAATGGCGGTATGATGAAATCCAAAGGTATGCGTAGGGGCGGATCTGTAAAATCTAAAGGCATGAGAAGTGGCGGTAGAAATAAAGCTGTTGGAATTGCAAAAAGAGGTTTCGGTAAAGCCTATATAAATTCCAAAAGATAAATCGTGGCTAGAAAGATAGCTAAATCTTTAATAAAAAAACTTATTAAAGAGATAAAAGAATCTAAGCCTACTAAGGAGCAAAAGAAAAGATACCGTACAGGCAAACAAGCTTATAAGTCTAATGTTCCAGAAGTACAAGAAGCTTTAGACGAAGCTTATGAGGGTTCAACTTTAAAAGTTATCAAGCCTGTTAAAAAAAGAAAAGGCGGTTTAGCTATCAAAGGTCAGGGGAGAGCATTCTTAAAAGGTGAGAGATAATGGCAGAAATAGACAAAGCAATTGATGCTGAAGAGCAAATAGATCTTCAAGTCAGAAATCGTGATAAGTCCATGGATATCGAAGTCGATGTGACTGAAGAAGATCCTGAACTTGATTCGTTTGAAGAACTAGAAGACGGTACTATTGCTTTTGGCAGTATGCCAGCCCCAATATTAGACACAGACTTCTCTGCTAACTTAGCAGATTTGATGGATGATTCTGAACTCAACGTTTTAAAGAATGATTTAATGGATAACGTTGAGTCAGACAAAGACTCTCGTTCTGAATGGGAACAAACTTATCGTGACGGCCTTGAATTTTTAGGCATGAAGTCAGAAGAAAGAACGCAACCATTTGAAGGTGCTTCAGGTGTAATGCACCCTCTATTAGCAGAATCCGTGACTCAGTTCCAAGCACAAGCTTATAACGAACTACTACCATCTCAAGGACCAGTTAAGACACAAGTATTAGGTATGACTACTCCTGATAGCGAAGCACAGGCTTCTCGTGTTCAAGAGTTCATGAACTACCAGTTGATGCAAGTCATGAAAGAGTACGATCCCGAAACAGATCAAATGCTTTTTTATCTACCTCTGTCTGGTTCAGCTTTTAGAAAAATATACTACGATCAAAACATGGGTAGAGCTGTATCTAAGTTCATACCAAGTGAAGATTTAATCGTTCCATATACAGCAACTGATTTACATAGTGCTACCAGAATTACACACGTAATAAACATGCCCATAAACGACATAAAGAAACTACAACAAATGGGTTTCTATAGCGATGTAAATGTCGAATCTGGAAATATGTTGGCTAGGGAAACTGACGAGATACAAGAAGAGATAGATGAAATACAAGGTGTAAGTCCTAGCTATAACGATGACGATACCTGCAAGGTACATGAGATACATACAGATTTAGATATACCGGGTTTTGAAGATCTTGATGCACAAGGAGAAGAAACAGGTATCAAGCTTCCATACATTGTTACGATAGCTAACAACAAAGTTTTATCTGTTAGAAGAAACTACAGAGAAGATGATCCTTTAAAACAAAGGATTAATTATTTTGTGCATTACAAATTTTTACCAGGTCTAGGATTCTATGGATTTGGTTTGACTCACATGATTGGTGGTCTATCGAAAGCTTCAACATCTATACTGCGTCAGCTTATAGATGCGGGTACGCTTTCTAATTTACCTGCCGGATTTAAGGCTAGAGGAATCCGCATACGTAATGACGATCAACCTTTGCAACCTGGAGAGTTCAGAGATATGGATGCTCCCGGTGGTAGTTTGCGAGACGCTTTTGTTCCGCTACCTTTTAAGGAGCCGAGTCAAACCCTACTCTCTCTCCTAGGGATCTTGGTAGACAGTGGTAGGCGTTTCGCATCTATCGCTGATATGCAAGTAGGTGATGCAAATCAGAACGCACCTGTAGGAACAACAATAGCGTTATTAGAACGTGGTACTCGTGTGATGAGTGCAATTCACAAAAGACTGCATTCAAGCCAAAGAATAGAGTTTGAAATACTAGCTAAAGTATTCGCAGATTCATTGCCACCTTCTTATCCTTACAATACTGCAAATGGCAATCAAATGATTAAGTCTATGGACTTTGATGATAGGGTTGATATTCTACCTGTTTCAGATCCAAATACTTTCTCAATGAGTCAAAGAGTCATGATGTCTCAAGAATTATTGAGAACCGTACAAAGCAATCCTCAAATACACGGTCCGCAAGGAATATATGAGGCTTATCGAAGAATGTATTCTTCTATGGGTGTGCAAAACATAGAACAGTTATTGCCTCCACCGCCGCAACCACAACCTGTTGATCCTGCTAATGAAAATGCTGGATTAATAGCTAGTGTGCCACAACAGGCTTTTGCCGGACAAGACCACGATGCACACATCAATAGTCACTTGTCTTTGTATGGAACGATAACTGCACAGGCAAACCCTATGGTGTTATCTTTGATACAAGCACATATCTATCAGCATATTTCATTTAGAGCTGCTGAAATTGTAGATCAACAGAATGCACAAGATCCTGAGTTCCAAGCAACTTTCCAACAGATACAACAATTACCACCAGAAATAGGTATGCAGTATCAACAGAAACTGCAAGAGAACGTTGCCAAGGATATAGCAGCAGTCGTATCGCAGTTAACAGAACAAATCAACGCTATGTTCATGCCACCTCCACCACAGCCAGATCCTTTGGTCGAGTTGAGAGGAAAAGAGCTAGATATTAAAGCTGATGATGTTCAACGTAAACGTGAAGAGTTCGCTCAAAAACAAGAGTTTGACGCTATGAGAGCAATGGAGAATAACAAACTTTCAGAACAACGTTTGGCTATTCAGAGAGATATTGCTATCATGAAAGACGATATAGCTAGAGAAAGAATAGATCAAGCTGCACAATTTAAAGCAATGGACATTATGAGAGGTAACAGATGAGTTCAATAAGAAAAGAACAAGCAGAATTGCAAAAGAAACAATTAAAGCTAGAAGAGGAGCGAAGAATCAATGCCAATCAACAGAGCGTCAATGAGAATGCAAATATCGACATCGAGAAAATTGCGAAAGAGGCCGACAAAGAAGCGGAGAAAGTCCTCGCAAAAGCTGTTAAAGAAAGCAAACCCAAAAAGAAAAAGGGTAAGCCTAAAAAGAAATAGATTTAAAAATAGAGGGTAAAACTATGGAAAAAACACAAGGCGTTAAATCAAGCGTTACTATCAAAGATCAAGGCACTGTTAATTATTCAGGACCAGAAGATATAGCTAATGGTAGTGCACCTAAACCATATGGAGCAGGTAAATCTCGTGGTGGTAAGGCTGCTTTGAGAGGAACTAAGTTTAGCGGAATTTATTAATGGCAACACCTCCTGTAGCACCAGGTTTTCAAAACCAACAGTTTGGTGAGGTAGAGCGTATAGAACGTATGCCAGCTCCTCCACAACCTATGCAACCTAGACCTAGTTTAGTTGTTGGAGGTCCAGCATTCTTTACACCTGAAGGCTATCAAGCTCCTGTTCAGCCAGAACAAGCTTTTATGCCTACGGATAGAAGACCAGATCCCATAGGAGATAATTTTAGAAGACCATACGAAAGGCCAATAATGCCTATGCCTAGTCCTCCTCAAGCACCGCAACCCGCACCGCCTAGAGTGCCAATAGAACAACCTAAAGAAACACTACCTGTTGATCCGGGACCGGTAAGACCAATGCCAATGCCAGAACCTATGCCACAGCCAAAGTATGATCCTTTTGCTTATAGTGATTTAGGCAGAAGAGCATTAGGCGGAGAATATATTGATTCAATGACATTTCACTATTTTGATCCTACTACTGGTAAATCTGGTAGCACTACTAAAGGTTATAGTAGAGTTCCTGATTCAGCTAAACCTTATATTTATTTGAATAAAGAAGAAGCAGATAAAGCTAGAGATAAATTTTTAGAATATGAAGATACAGGTGGTGCAACAACTCCAACACCAAGAAGAACACCTGTTACTACACCAACACCAGCTCCTTCCGTTACAGAGCCCGTAGCCTCAACTTTTAATGTCAAAGATGTAGCTGGTTCATTAGCTGCTGGTTTAGTTCCAACACAAGCAGACATTTTAAGCATCTATACACCATACATCTTTGGTACTCCTAGAGCAGATGGAACATTCAAACCTAAAGTATTTGAAAGTTATGAAAATGCAAAACTTCTTGAAGCTGCTGGTTATCCTCAAATGATTGAAGGCAAAATCTTACCTTTAACTAATCCTTCATTTCCAGCACCTATAGTTCCTCCAACTGTGCCTCAACCTATGCCTTCTGCGTCACCACTACCTTCTGTGTCACCTCCCACACTTCCAACGCTCGGCACTAGACCAAGCTTAACAAGACCAATCATGCGAGTAAATCCTAGAGAAAGATAAACTAACATAGGCAGGAGAGAGCCAATGGATGCTGTAAATTTAGCAGAATATTTTTTTAAGACTTTAGACCAAAGAGAAAAGAACGCAGTTGACATAATTGCGAGTGGCAATATAAAATCGATGGAGGATTACAAATACCTGATGGGAGAGTTATCAGCGATTCGCTCTCTCAGAGAAGATTTAAGAGAAACGCTGCATATGGATAACATCGATGAATGAAAAAGTCGCAAAAACAAAATTTGAAGAATATAAAGAAAACATTGCAAAAGATAATCTAGAGCAATCTTCAGAACTAGATAAAGCTTTTGTAGCACAAGAAGAAAGAGTTCTTAATCCAGAACTACTAAACAAATCCCTACTAGACAGAATGCCAAACCCATCCGGGTGGCGTTTGTTAGTTTTACCCTACAAAGGCAAAGGGGTTACAGAAGCTGGAATTCAATTAGTAAAAGAAACAGTAGATAGAGAAGCTTTA